AGGTCGGCCGCGAAGCCCGCCGCCGCCCCCACCCAAGCGTACTGACGCATGGTGGGGTCGGGGTTGTACTTGTACAGATCCTGAATCTCGCCCATGAACCCGCGGCCTTCGGCCACGTTGTACGTCGCAGCGCTCGAGTCCCGGTACAGGGCGGGGCGGGCCTTGCGCTCCTCCGCCGTAATCTCCGCCGGCGTGAAGGCTTCGGAGACAAGCCCGACCCCCGCGTTCAGCGGCGACATGATGACGCGCACACCGAACGAAACAGGAGACTCCACGGTCGCCCCCGTCGGGTACTCCTTCGCGAAGAAGGTACCGCCCTTCGAGCTCCCTTCGATGTTCGCGAGGACCTTGTCCCGCTCGGGCGTCAGGTAGAACGGGACAGGTCCCTCCCGCGTCTCCGCAAGGCCGACGGCCTTTGACTTCGCCGCCGTGATCTCGGCCTCGGTAGCGGGACGGAACTTCCCAGTTCCTACCTCCACTTCTTCCGTGAGCGGACGGCCGCCCGCTCCGGTCTCGCCCGTCGGCTGGCGCTTACGTTCGGTGATTTCGACGCCCTTGGTGCGAAGCGCCTGCTCTACGTCGGCCCCGGTCTTGCCCAGGGTCCGCGCCCGGCCGATCCGATCCAGCGTGTTCACGAGCTCGAGCTGGCCGGGCTCGAGGATGGGAACCACGCCCGTCGTGACCTGGCGCTGCAGTGCCCGGGCGAGGGGGTCGCCCGTGTACCCCATGCGGTTCGCGGGATCGTCGGTGAACTTCTTGAACTCCCCCGACTGCAGCGCCTTGATCTGACGCTGGAGATCCTTCTGGATTGCTTCGGGGGACTCGTCCGGGTTGAGCGTTTGCACCTTCGCGAAGGCGGCCTTGTACGCCTCGTAGAAGTCGCGCTGCGGCTGCTGCTCTTCCGCGGGGAGCGCTGCGATCTTGGCGTCCATGGCCAGGTCATCGAACTGACCGACGGCCCGCTCGCGCTTGATCCGATCCGCGGTGGTTTCGGCGACGCGCGTCTGCGGGCGGAGCGCAGTCCCCATCCCCGCGGGCTCCGCCGGCGGTACGTTCCTGGGGGGCGCGGGACTGGGGGCAACCCCTTCAAACGTCACAGGCGGACCGAACACGCCCATGTAGAGCGGCGGGAGCTTCTCCGCCTGGATCTCCCCCATGCGGCGCTCGACTTCGGAACGGCGCACCTCGGGGGACATCCCGGGGAGTTCCTTCGCGACCTCGTACGCGACTCCGCGACGGAGCGCATCCTCGGCCTTTACGCCCTTCTCCGCGACGTCTTCGAACTTGAACTCTTCGCGCGCGGTAGTCGCAACGGGCCGACGCTCCGCGGCCGCGGTCTTTGCTACTTCTACGGGCACACTTACCGCAGGCTTCTGCTTTGCCTGCAACTCCGCAAGGCGACGCTTCTTCTCCTCGGACAGGCCCTCGCCCAGGGGAGCGGGCGGGGGAGGGACAGGGGGAGGAGCAGGGGCAGCTGCCTTCTCCCGCAGTTCTCGGAGTCGAGCCTCTTGGTCCGGGGTCAGCGGCATGGGGCCTCGAGCTACTTCGGGTTCTTGGACGCGGCGTCCTGGATGGCGAGGGCCAGGGCAACTTCGGCGGCGCGGTCGCGCAGGTCGGGCTTGTCCGCCATCTGCGCGGGGATCGTCGTACGCGCAGTATAGAACGGGCTGAACCCCTTCGACCGATCCGCTTGAAAGTACTGCTCGGCGAGGCGGCCGGCTTCGGAAGCCCGCAGCCGCTTGAGCTTGTCCGGCTGGTCAGCCAGGATCTTGGCCGCGTCGAGGCGCTGCTTGATCCATGCGTCTGCCGGGGCCGTGACCCCGGTCTTCCCAGCCGCGCCGGCCGCAGCCTCGAGGTCCTTGGCCGCCTTCCCGATGTCGCCGGTGCGCTCGGACTTCCGTTCCAGGATGTTCGTCCCAGCCGTGATCATCCCCGGCGTCTGCCCCTGCAGCGGTCCGCGGCCCCGTGCCTCGAGCAGGGCAGCCTGCGTCGGGGTACCAGACGGCACGCCAGGAGGCCCCTGTACGCGAGGCAGGAGAGCCCCTTCCACCCGCGCACCAAGACCCTCAGGCGGGGCAGCGCCGCGGGCCATAGGGGTCGGGACGTCGGCCGCAGCCGCCGGCGCAGAGACGCGCTCGGGTGCAGTCACCGCCGGGGCGGCAGCCGGGCGGCGGAACTCCGCGTCGCGGGCAGCCTCAAGCGCCATTGAGTCGCGTTGCGCAAGTGCACGTGCAGTCTCCTCGTCCATCCCGAGGAGCCCGTACTCCTGGGTGCGGCGGGGCAGGAACTCCAACGCGGGGCGCATGCTTCCGGGGACCGGGCCTTCGCCCTTCTCACCGATGCTGGGGGCAGCCCCAGGTTCTACCGGACGGCCCACCCGCAGAGGGGGAAGCTCGGCCTCCTCCGCGTACACCTGGGGGGCACGCGACTGCAGGAAGCTCTCTGCCAGACTCGAGGTCCGCACCGGCGCGCGCATCCCCTCCGTACCAGGGAGCGGGGCCCCGGCGAGCGCGTCCAGTTCGGTGGTCGGGGCAGAGAAGATCCCGGCCGCGCTGACCGGAACAGCGGTGGTTTCCGCGGGCGCGGCAGTCGGAGCGGCAGTCGGAGCAGCAGCCGGGGCCGCCGGGGCAGCAGCCGGGGCGGCCACGGGGCGCGACGCCTGGTAGGCGCTGAGAACGGACTGGCGCTGTTCGGGCGTCATCCGCAGCATCTCATCGAGGGCGTTGCGCTGGGCGAAAGCCGGGGCGACCCGCGTCGGGCCGAAGCGCCCCGCCGCGATCTCGCGGGACCGAGTGATGAGGTCGGGGATCGTCAGCGTGGGCTTTACGAGAGCCCCCAGTTGGCCGGCGACAGCTCCACGCTGCGTCGCCAGGTTCGCGCCGAGGCCCTCCAGTTCGGTCGGCGTGAGCTGCGCGAGGATCTGTGCCTGGTCCGCCGGAGGAAGCTGCGGAAGCAGTTCGCTCAAGCCCGGATACTTCGCCTGGAGTTCAGATCCGTACTGCACCGAGGTCCGGCGCGACTCAGACGTGCGGACACCGCCCCCACCACCGGGGGTTTCGAGAGTCCCTGCCTTCTGCGCCGAGTAGGCATTCCAGAAAGCTGGGTTCGCGGTCGACAACTCGTCTTCGGCCTCGAGCTCCGCACGTTCAACCGCCTCCGCGGGGGTCAAACCTTCGCGCTGGTACTGCACCTGCTTGGCCTGGACGACCTCGGTAACCGTGGCGGCCCGGGTCGCATCGGCGACGGCGGGATTCGACTGGCCGATCTGCCCGAGATTCGCCCTGACCTCGACGTCGGCCGCGAGCGCGGCCGCGCTGCCGGTCCCGACAGCGGTCTTCGCGGCGTTGATCGCGTCCTGCCCGGCCTTCGCCGCGGCAGCACCACCGGCACCGCCCCCGGCCCCGCCTCCGCTGACCCCAACCGAGCGGGACTCGGCTTCGGACCGCCCGCCCTTCGCGACCGCCACGGACTCAGCCCTCTTCTCCTGGCGGCGCGCGAGCTCCTTCTCTTCGGCGGACCCCTGTTTGACCGCCTCTTCCCGGAGAGCCGTCGCAGCCTTGAGGCGATCCCCCGCGGAGCGTTCGATGGCCTTGTCCAGATCTCCGACGCGCTTCGACAGCGCAGAGTACTGGGCGCGGTACGCGTCCATCTCGGCTTCGAAGGCCGACATGCCTGCCGTTGCTTCGAACTTCGCCTGCTCGCGGGCCAGATCCAGCTGGCGCTGCGTGGCCTTGGTGAAGATCTGGGTGTAGCGGTACGCCTGCGAGTCGCGGTAGTCCACCTTGTCGGGGGACACGAGGAAGACGCCCTGTGCGATCTGGGAGATGGCCATCAGTTCTTCCCCTTGAACATCGACGCGAACGCATCACCGGACATGCCAGAGCTAGCCTGGAAATCAAGGAGCCCCTGCGCGTCGTCCGTCGATACGCCCATCATAGTCGCGAACGCCTGCACCTCGCCGGCGCTGGGCTTGTTCCCCTGCTTCTCCTTCTGGAGTTTGTACTCCTCGATGGCCCCCGCCAGGGACCCGGAGACAGTGCCGGTGACCGCCTGCAGCGCTTCCTGATTCGACTGGGTGACAGCTGCCTGGGTCGCAGCCAGCTCGGCTTCGAGCTCGCGCTTGCGAACAAGATTCTGCGCCTCGACGTTGCGCGATGCGGTGGCCGCGGTCTCAGCCTGGGCCTGGGCGAGCTGCGTCTGCTGCAGCTGACCGACCCCGGCACCCGTCGCCATCCCCGCAGCGCCGGCCGACTTCGCCATCTGCTGGGTAGCCTTGAGCGTGGCCGCGGCGCCGCCCTGCTGAGACGTGTAGAGCTGCTGCTTCTCCGCCTCGGACAGGCCGAGGATGCCCAGCTCCCGCATCCGGCGGAGCTCCTTCAACCGGAGTTCGTTTTCCTTCTCCGCGTCGGTCTTGATGAGCGCAGGGATGGCGTCGATGAGACCCCCCGCGAGACCGCCAAGACCCACGCCCACAGCCGACCCGACAGGGCCCGCGAAAATGCCGCCGCCGGCACTGCCGAGCGCGCTGCCGATGATGGAACCGATGCCTGCCATGCTGCCTCCTAACCGGGCTGTTGCTCGTCGACGTGACGGTAGAAGACTTCGATCTGCGATGACAGGACCTTGATGTGTCCCTTGTCGCACCGCGGGTTGATCGCCACGTAGAAGTGGTGAACACCTGCGGGCAACGCGGAGTACGCCATGCGCTGACAGTACCACCTTCGGCAGTACAAGCCAAAGGACCCAGCGTTTGCCGTTACGTTTCCGCTGTCGTCTGCGTCAATCAAAAACGGAGAACCGAGGGGGGCCGGGAGTGCATCTTCCGTGAAGCAGTGCCCCTTCGTGCAGAGGTCGATGTCGGAGGTGCGCAGTACATCGCCGGCAGTGTGCCCGACGAACCCCGGATTCCGGTTCCGCTGCCCGGCCAGCTCGGCGTTGGGGTTGCCAACGCCCAGGTACGCCACGCTGTAGATGACGTCGGCGTCCTGCTCCAGGACGATGCGCTTCCCGCTGTCCGCGATGATCTGGTACGGGCTGTCGCCCAGCAGGTCGTACGGCTTGATGTGCGCTGTGAAGTACTTCTCGGTCGTGCGCAGCAGGTCGATGAACTGGGAGTACATGTCGCCGGTCGTGAACTGGTGGTCCGGCACGACACCGACGAACTCGCCCCGCGTGATGTCGATGGTCGTGACCGATACTGCGGGGAGGTCGGCGTCGATGATGCCGACGTTGATGTACTCCCGCAGCGCGGTGTTGTTGCCCGACAGCGTGGCGCCGGTCATCGGGGTGTTGGAGACGAAGACGTTCGGAGGGGTGTACGCCATCAGTTCCTCACCATGACGCAGGCCATCGTAGCTTCCTTGAACTGGACGGAGGCCACGGTCGCGTTGTCGGCCAGCTTAGCGCGCAGTTCGATGCCCTGAATGCCCGCGGCCACTGGGAACAGAAACCCTGAGATGCTGCACCGGAAGCGTCGCCTCGGGTGCGTCATCGCGTAGGTCTGCAGGACGCCGCTGAAATCCTTGTCGTTGTCGACCGGAGAGATGTCGATCTCCGTCACGTTGTACTCAGTGTAGTTCGTGACGGAGTACCCCCACTCGCAGGTCGAGAAAGGGATCCAGGTCCCCGCGGAGTTCTGGTAGTACAGGCGGAGGAAGAAGCAGTCCTCATCGTTGCTCATGATGGAGGGCAGGTTGATGGTTCCGACGGCGTCTACGTTGATGTCGGCGTGTACCCGCAGCACTTCGTAGTTGCGGTCCCACACCAGGTTCGGCGAGAAGGCGATGCGGACCGGCGTCGTACCGCCGAGGTTGATGGTGACGTAGGACTCCGACGTCAGGGTGTACGTCAGGGCGGAGTTGCAGAAGTCACGGACGTCCGTGTTCCACACAGATTCGTTCGTGCCCGTGTCGACGTGCTTAGCGGACACCCACTCGGTCTGGGTGTTCGTATCGTCGATGGTGCCAGTGCCCGTCGCAACCGCGGTGTAGTTGGTGTTTGTCCCCGCGGCAGAGGTGACGTCGCCTGCTTCAACAACCGTGATGGAGATGGTGCTCATGGTTCACCGATACTCGTTTCGGCACCAGAGGTGCCGGTCGTGGGCGGAGACGGGATAGACCTGGATGATACCGACGAAGTAGAATGTCCCGGTCGAAACGAGTGAACGACTGTTCACGTAGTCGATGAGCCAGCGGACATCGACCTTGACCGGGCCAGACTTCACAGGAGAAGCCCATGGCAGGGTGTAGGTGTGGCGTCCGCACGCGATCCATATAGGCCCAGTGCGTGCGACCAGGACGTCGTTGACGAAGACGCCAAGCTCCCCCGTGTGCCGGTCTCTTACGATGAACCCAGAGCCGATGGATGGCTCCGTTTCCGGCGGTTCGGCCGGTGTGGAGTAGCCGTACAGGTAGTAGGACTGTCGGTGCTCGAGGTCGATCGTGGCCTCGCCCTTCAGCATCCCCTCCTGCGCCTCGAACTCCAGGACGAAGCCGGTGCGGTCAGCCGCGCTGGGCGTGGCCTCAAAGGCAATCCACCCCATCGTCCAGGTGTTCGGCGCATACTCTACGATACCGGCACACCCCTCAGCGATGTGGTACGACTGCGACTGGAAGTAGTACGAGTCCCAGGCAGGGGGGCCTACCGTCGCGACGGTGGTGGGGGCGGCGAGCTTCGCACGCGTGACCGTGCTGAGCGGCATGTTGTTCTGGTCCAACGTGCCATTCAAGGCACTGATGGACTGGGTCAACTCGGCGTTCTGGTTGTCGGTGAAGATGATGTCACCGGCCAGCTGCGGGGCGACAGTGTAGATGCGTGCCATCAGCTCTTCGCCCCCGGGGCCTTGGTGTTGGGAGTCTTCACCGTCCCGCCGATGTAGCGGATCTTGTACTTGATGACCGAGTGGATGTTCGTCGAGAGGATCCGGAACGCGAAGTGCGAGACCAACCCCGTCCGCACGTCCCACCGCAGGCGCGTGACCTTGTGGTCCTGCCACTTCGAGGTGTTCCAGACCGCCGTGTTCACGCCGCTCGTCAGGGTGGGGTCGTCCTCGGCCCCGACGGCGTTGAGGTAGTCACCGATCTTCGGCGCGACCGTGCCCGCCGGGGAGAACTCGGAGCTGTAGTCCGCGGCCCACTGCAGCTCGACCTCGTTGTTGCCCTGGGTGATGGTCTCGATCTCGACGGAGAGCACGCGCTTCTTGATGCTGTCGTCCCCGAAGTCCATCCAGATGGACTGCCAGATACCCTGAGGGGGCGCGGAGGGTGAAGGCGTCACCACTGTCGCCTGCGGGGTCGTGACGTACGGGAGCGCGTCTCCTGCGGCATTCCGTGCGGACCAGACCTGAAGCCCGTAGCCCGGGTACAAGTTCTGGCTGATGCGGCTCGGGAACGTCCCGAGGATGAAGTTGCCGTTCTTGTCCGCGGCGATCTGCGTGAACCGCCAGTCGAACACCGACCCCTCCGTGGCGGTCGAGTAGCGCAGCGCCCACTCGTTCACGAGCGGGGAGTACGCGGCCCCGTGCGTGTTCTCGGTGTTGCCGTCCACGGGGTAGTGAACCCAGTACTCCTTCTCGCGGTCCGAGTACGCAGCCGTGGCGCGGCACAGCGCGTTCTTCGAGATGCGCGACAGCTCCTTGTTGAACCGGAAGGAGATGTCCTGGACCTCGATGGAGGCGCCCCCTCGGAGGCCACCGCTGACGAGCTGCATCCCGTCCTGGTTCATGAACACCACGCCAACCCCGGGGACGAGGCGGATGGTATTCGTCGCCGTGGTGCCGATCGTCTGGTTGATGTTCGTGCAGGTGTACCCATCGCCGGTCGAGTTCGTGAAGATGGCGTCGATGGCCTTCTCGCGGAAGACGAGGAGCACGTCGTAGTACGGGAACAGGGCCGTGATGTGGCCGCCGTCGCGCACCCCGACGTCGAAGTAGCTCGAGGCGGGGAACTGCTCGGGCAGACCCTGCGCAGAGTAGATGACCTGGGTCGGGTTCGTATCCCCGCCCGCCAGCCACATGTTCCCGTTCCACGCCGTCCCGTACTTGTACCCCGAGGAGATGGCCGTCGAGTCTTCCGCCGTCGGGGCGGGGAGGACGAGCTCGTTGTCGGGGATGCAGTCCAGGTACTGGCGCGTGGTGTTGTCGTTGATCTGCGTCAGGAAGTAGTAGATGTCCCCGGCGCCGGTGAGCCCGTCCTTCTTGTTCTTCGTGCGGTACAGGCGCTGGGCCACGGTCCCGTCAGGGCCCGGCTCAAGACCCTGCACCATGACCCCGTACTTCCGCGCGTTCGCGGTTGCCATGCCCGAGATCGGCTCGTCGGCGTTCGTCAACAACGTCCAGGCGACGTTGGCCGGATCGCTGACCGGGGATTCGCTTCCCGTGTCAGTTACGTAGGTTCTACGGTAGGAGTAATAGTTGACAGACCCCTTCGCCGGGTCCCCGAGCCCGAGGTAGTCCGAGGCAGCGAACTGCACAGCCATCCCGAGGAGGTCGTTGTTGGTGCTGTCGCCCGTCCCGGGCCCCACCTGCTGGTTGTAGTCGACCTGCACAGCGGCGCAGTACGGCGTCGGGGTGCGCAGGGTGAAGCCGAAGGGCTCTACCTTGCCGCGGCCCCACCATTTCAGCATCTGGTCGTGCCCGTTCAGCAGCAGGGCGAAGCGCCCGTACGGGACGAACTGCGTCCCCGGCTCGTCGACTCGGGGGTCGTGGCGCCCCGTCGCCAGGACGACCTTCCGCGAGGTTGCGGTCCCGATGTTGCCGTACTCGTAGAAGAGCTCGCCGTTGCGCTCCTGGACGTAGTACTCCTCGGAGCCCGAGTGCCGGGACCACACGGCGAGGAAGCGGCACGGCGCCCGGGCCGAGGCCAGCTCCGCCGCGGTCAGGCCGAACGTCAGCGGGGTCCCGGTGGACGGGTACTTGATGAGCGGCTCCCACCCGCGGTCGCACCGCCACCCGCCATCGGGATCGTACCGGTAGTTCTGGACGTTGACCCCGGCGTTGTCCACGCCGAAGTAGCGCTGGTCGATACCGCCGGCGACGACATCAGGAAGGGCTACGGTCTCCATTCAGTTCAGTCTCCGCAGCGAGGCCGGGTCAAACGGGGAGAACGTCCGGGTCATGCCGCCGAACTGCCCGCGAACGAGGTCGATGTCGACGCTGTCGACGTACCGCTTCTGAAGGCGCTTGATCTCGGTGTCGTACTTGCGCTGGTAGTTGTTCGCCTGCGCCAGGTTGTCGTGCTTCGAGTAGATGTCGTGCAGGACCTTGTAGACCACGAGCTGGTGGAACTCGATGGGGAACTCGGGCGTGTCGGTCTGCAGTCCCATGCGGAACGGCTTGCGGTAGTAGCGACATTCCCACTGGCGGAACTGCCGTTCCACAGCGTTGTTCACCGTCGGGTCCGCAGTGCCCGCGGCCCACAGGTACGTGAAGTCCGCGCCGATGGGCCGGGGGTACGGACGGAAGCGGAGGTGCAGACCGTCGTAGTCGATGTACCGTTTGCTGCCGGGGTTCATCTGCGACAGGTCGTTGATGACGAAGTTCGACGCGGTGTCTGCGGCAATCACCGCGTCGGGCGCGGAGTTCAACCCGGGGGTCGCAGGGTAGATCGTCGTGCTTCCCCTCGTCACTTCGCGCCACACCGGCAGGCCCGCGTTGCGGACCCCCGTCGTGCGGTTGAAGTTCTGGTTGAAGTAGACGCGCTTCTTCAGCCCCTCGAACTGGTTCATCTCCTGGTGGATCGTGTTCACGAAGGCGGGGGCGGCGGCGGCGACCCCATCCCACGTCAGGAAGTTCACGACGATGCCCGTCGTGACGAGCCCGGTGATCGCGATGATCTTGCTCTCCGACAGGGCCCCGACCTTCTTGCCGCCGTCCGCGAGGAAGGCCCAGCAGAGCTCAAGGTACGTCCCGACGGGGATGGTACCGGCGATGCCGACCGTACTAAGGGAGCACGTCTCCGCCGGCGGCACGTTGCTCGTCCCGTAGGGGATGTAGCACTGGCTGTAGAAGTTGGTGAAGTCCTCGCGGAGGTTCATGTCCTCCTCGCGACGGGCCGTGATCGCGCGGACCGCACCGTACGGCGGGAGCTTCCCGACCGCGGGGGTGTCCTTGTGAACCAGCCCGAGGATCTCGATGGCGTCGGCGGGCAGATCGTAGAAGCGGTGCTTGATGATCCACGTGGAGTCCAGCGCGACCGTCGTTCCGCGGAACGGCTCGCGGAGGATGAGGCCCACGGTCGCGGTGATCGCGTCGATGGTGTAGTCCCGGCCCTGGATCTCGATGATCTGCCCCTCCCACTGGTAGGGGAAGGATTGCAGCGCGCGGATCGGATTGCTGAACGCGACATTACGGCGGTTGTTAGTAACGTTCGCGGTGATCGTGGTCCCGTCGGGCTGGGCGGGTACGAGGTCCGGCCAGATGTCGAGGAAGATGACCTTCTGCGCCCACTTCCAGCGCTTCTCGGTCCAGATGGCGTTGTACGCGTCGTTGATGAGCAGGTCGACCTGCTCGTCGTACACGGCCAGCTCAGGGGAGTAGTCCGTGATGGACTTGATCTTGTTGCGGATCTCGGTCAGGTTCACGGCTACCCCCTCCAGATGCAGAGCAGGCGGCGCAGGAAGAAACCCCCTGCGCCGCCCGATTGACCGACGGCTACTTCAGCAGATCAGAACTGCTTGTAGACCCAGACGGGGCCGACGTTGACCGGTGCATCCACGGCGAGGGCCGTGCCGCACACCACGATGGATGCACCGGTGGCCACGCCCGCACGACCGGCCACAGCGGCCCCGGCCGACAGGGGCGACCCTGCGACGACCGCACCGTCGACGTTGGCCGTCTCGGCGTAACCGCTGACGACGACCTCAACGGGCTGCGGCGAGGTCGCCGTGCCCGTCACGCTCTTCAGCGCCACACCGGCGCACAGGGGGTTACCCGTAGCGACGACGCCGGTCTGCGCCACGAATGCGACCCGGGCCGCGCCGGTCTGGGTCGTGTCGAACATGACCCAGTCGCCCGCCACGATGGCCCCTGCAGTGAGGAACGTCTCGACCTGACTGCGGTTGCTGATGCCGCCGCCGAGCTGAACATCGGCGCCGGTGGTGACCGACTTGCCGGTGGTCTCGAGGTACTGAACCAGAGTAGAGGTAGCCATTTTAGAACGTCTCCCCGGCGAAGAGCACGGCGCAGGACGCCAGGTTGTCGGCGATGAGCTGGCCCTTCCAGTAGATCTGGGCGGACCGAGCGGTGGTGCCGGGGATGTACTCGAACGGGGAGACCGCGAGGTCGCCGTCGGAGTGCATGACCAGCTTGATGCCGTCGAAGTTGATGAAGTACATCGTGTTCGCGAGGCCGGTGTCGGTAGCGGTACCGATGGGCATGAACACGTCCTGGACGACCGCGGCGTTGCCGAAGGCGAGGGACATGTAGCCGGCGTTCAGCTGCTTCTCGTCGATGTAGCGCTCCTGGTTGAAGAGCGCGCGGCGGTAGTTCGCGTACCCGGCCTCGGTCGCGAGGATGAGCTTGATCTCACCCATCGGCGCGCGAGCCGAAGTCTCGGCCGCGATCTGCTGCATGCCGCGGATACCATCGGTACCGAAGCCCGCGGCGGCGCTGAAGCTGCGGTTGAAGAGACCGTTGCCGTCCGGCACGAGCGAGCGGGCGAGGCCGCCGACCGTGTTGGTCTGGCCCGCGGCAGTCGGCGCACCCTGCTGGAGGAAGCCCGTGGTGGCGCCGGAGAGGGCGTCACCGCAGAGGCTGCCGAGGCTGGTGAGCACGGCGCTGTTCGCGGCGACGAGCTGCTTGTTGATCTCGCGGCGGAGCATGCCCATGACGTTGCGCATGCGGGCTTCGACGATCTTGACGATCGCCTTCTCGCCGGCGTTCTCGAGCTCTTCCTTCTTCGTGATGACGATGGGCGCCACGAAGTCAGACCACTCGTAGAGAGCGGGCTGCATCACGTCCTGCACCGCGAGGGACACGGGCTCGTAGCCGGTCGCGAGCTGGGTGATGGTGGAGTGGTTGGACACAGCGAGGGGACGCTGGATCTTGATGCCGCCGTCCTCGTACTCGATGCCGCCGAGGCGCTTCGCGAAGTCCAGGAAGGGGACACGCTGGAAGAGCTCGTCGACTTCGCCATCTCGGATGGAGAAGAGCGTGGAGCTCAGGAGTTCGTTGCTGATGGGCACGGTGGGTGCTCCTTGAAGAAGTGGAGGTGAACGTCTTCGGGTGGCCTACCGGCTCCGCTCTCCCAGTTTCGCGGCAGGGTGTCCCGTCAGGGGTCCGCCGCAACAGTCGGGAGGAGTTGCACTGCATGCAGGATAGCACGATTTCGGCGGTCTTAGCGGCGACTCTTCTTTCCCACGCAGCCCCACTTCTTGCGAGACAGGTTGTTCGGGGTGTTGGGATCGTTGCGCTTCTCGGGGCTCAGCCCCTTCTTGATGCCGGCGGACCGCGCGCAGTAGCTGTCGCCCTTCGAGGTTCCAGGCGAAACAGTCGCGCCGACCTGACCGTAGCGCACCGTCTTGGTGCGCCCGGTCTCCGGGTTCTTCACGACCTTCTTGCTCGCCTTCTTCATGGGCTACTTCGCTCCGTTCGTCTTGTGCCACTGGTACGCGGTCCACGCATCCTTGAACTTCGGAGGGGCGGCGTTGCGCACCGCGTTGCCCGTCGAGGTCTTCATCAGGGTCTCGCGCTGCGTGGCCACGGCCGCGACAGACTGCTGCCGCGTGAGCTGGCCCTTGACGATGTAGTACGCGTCCTCGAGCTTGAGCTCCGGCCGCTCCATGAGGAGACGGGCCACCGGCATCCGCACGTCGTCCGAGGTGAGGTCGGGGTGCTGGCTCTTGAACGAGTCGAGCGAGACCTGCCGCTTCTGGACTTCGAGGTCCTGCTGCAGAGGGGCGAGCATCTGCTGCATCATCTGCGCAGCCTGCTTCTGGATGCGCTCCTGCATCCCCTCCTCCGACCAGGGGTCGTGCTGCAACGGCGCGGCGGCCTGCTCCTGCACCTTCTGGGCGAACTCGGACTTGGTCATCAGCTCGCGGTCCCGGGCCAGGGACACGCGCTCCTGGTCCAGCTGCTCCTTGAGCTGCGCGAGCTCCTGGGTCTTCTGCGTGTACGAGGCGCGCAGGTTGCCGACGAGCTTGCGGCCGTTCTCGGGCAGGTGCTCCAGGATCTTCTTGTAGTCGGGGAGTCCCTTGTGGCCCCCCTTCAGTTCAGGGTGATCGTCGTACCCGGCCCCGACGAGCTCGGACAGGTCAATGTCCTCGAGCTCCTGTTCGACGGCCCCGTTGGCGGGGGTCGCGACGACAGTCTCGGAGGCCGGTGCGACGGTCGTGGCGACCGGCTGCGTAGCGGCGAGGGTACTCATGGGTTCACATCCTCTCGGCGAACAGGGTGTTCATCTTGGACTCGGACATGTCGTCCTCTTCTTCGGGCATCTCGGACTTGGGGGCCTCTTCCGCGCCCATCTCTTCCTCGCCCGGGCCGGACACCTTGCGCTTCAGGAAGCGCTTCAGGCCGGGGGACTTGGCCGCCATGCCGATGCGACCCGCCAGACCCTGCAGCCCGGCGTCGTCCGTGATGATGGTCATGTCGATGTTCGCGTCCTCGGGCAGTACGCCCTCGGTGACGGCGTCCCCGATGGCCTTGCTGAACATGGTCAGCAGTCGCATGAAGGCGACGGGGAGAGAGGTCTGCGTCTCGCCGCCGAACTTCGGGTACGCCTCGGTAATGCCGAAGATGGGCAACAGGCGGTTGGTCGCGTCGACCAGGGAGTTGAGCGCCTTGCCGCTGAACCGCCCCTTGGGGGCCGCAGTCTCGTAGAGCTCGTCCTCCTTCTCGGCCACGTCACCCTGCCGGGTCATGGCCGCGGCCCGCATCTCTTCGATGTTCATCTTTTCGTCGGGGGTCATGCGGACTCCTTAGCGTCGTGAGTAGCGGCCTGCTCGAGCATGGCCTTAGCTGGGAAGGTTTCGGTAACTGCGCGGGTCTTGTCCCCGCCGAAGGCCTTGAGATTGCTCGTGTAGGTGGCGACGAGCGCGTCGTGCTCGCGCTTCTCGCGCTGCTTGCCCGCGGTGAACGTGTCCTCGAAGGCTTCGCCTCCCAGGTCCTTCACGTTGATCTTCCCGCGGGAGTGCATGATGCGCTCCTCCTCCCGCTTGTCGGACACGCGCTGGCCCGCCGAGTGCGAGAAGAACCCGTCGCCGCCCAGACCCTGGCGCCAGCCCCCGCTCCACAGAGTAGCCATCTTTGCGGGGGCGCTCAACTCACGCTGGGCTTCGGCCCCGCACACGCAGAGGATGGGGGCCCCCGCCTTGGCCAGGACCTCGAAGGTCCCGTGCTCCCTGCAGGTCGCATCGTACAGAGGCATTACGCACCCCCGATGACAGTGGAGACCGCGGCTTCGGGGGTGGGTGCCGCTGCCTCTGCCATCGGGGCTGCCGCTGCCGGCGGAGGCTCAACCTCGTTGAAGGTCTCGGGCAACCCGAACAGGCGCACGACCTCTTCGCGGATCTTGTCGACCGACACTCCGAGCGACGGGAGCATCGGGAGCAGCTGCATGATCTGCTGCTTCTTCAGCACGTCGGTCATCGGGGTGCCGCCGCCGTCCGTCGCGTAGAAGGTCCAGTCCGCGTCGAGCTTCTGCACGCTGGCCATCCGCGCGCCGTCCTCGGTCGCGACGACCGCGGTCTCGCCGTCGTCGATGAGGGGGATCAGCATGCGGACGTAGAGGTTGGTCGCCTGCTCGATGACCATGTCGCGGTCGCGGGCCATCTTGCCGAGCTCGTTCGACGTGTACTGCATGAGCGCGGTGACCTCGGTCGCGGTCGCCTTGCTCGCTTCCCCGCGGGTGAAGCCTGCCGTGAGGCTGCTCTTCTGCAGGTCCTGCTCGATGTAGTTGAGGTACACGCCGTGGTTGCTGCTCAGGGCCGGGACCTCAACCACGCGGATGAGTCCTTCGAGCGTGTCGCTGTCCGTGGGGATCATCGCGCCGTCGATGCCGGACGTGATCTTGGACAGGGCCTCTTCGTCGAAGGCCCCCTCACGGTAGATGAACTGGCGGCTGTCGCGCCGGACCGCGTTCGCCCAGAACGTGCGGAGGATGTTCTTCTCGAAGACCTGATCGTAGATGCGGGCCATCGCGGAGTAGCCCTCCATCGGGCGGTCGGGGCGACGGGAGAAGTAGAAGGGCACGAGGTTGGACAGCGGCCGCCCGTCGAAAGTCAGGACCGGGATGGCCGCCTTCTCGAGGAGCTCCTGCCCGGACTTGTAGTGAGAGGACCAGAAGGTCAGCTCGTTGTTCACGAAGTCGTACATCTCGACGACCTCGATGTACAGGTACTCGTTCGGCAGGTCCGCGTTGTCGCCGTAGCTGCGGTACGAGCGGTCGGTGTTGCGCTCGTAGTCGGTGAAGTAGTCCTTCTGCGGAGCGCCCACGAACTTCTTCGCCCCGAACTTGTCCACGGCTTCGTCGATCGGCAGGTAGTAGACGTGCCCGATGAAGCGGCTGTCTTCCCAGGCGGCGGCGTCGCGGTCGACGATGACCTGCCACGGGGGGACAGCCCGCATGGCGACCTTGCCCAGAAGGGTGGAGCTCTCACGGGGCGCGAGCTTCAGGAAGCTGTTCGTGTAGATGAGCGCCATGCGGCCGGCGTTCTCGATCTGCTGCCGCGCGTTCTTCAGCCAGTCGTTGGAGACCGTCTTCGTGAAGACCGCGTCGCCCTTGCCGCTGATGTCGGGGCCCACCTCGATCGACGGGTACTTCGTGAAGAGGCTGCCCATCACGGACTCGATGGCCGCGTAGCCGTCTGCCGTCTCGACGCGGATGCTCGTGTCCGCGGTCGTGAAGGAAGAGTCCTCGTAGAACCGGGTCAAGTAGCTATTGCGATACTTGCGCATCGACGGGCGCAGGTCGTCCCAATAGTCCTGGTGCTGCTGCAGTGCGGCCCGGATGAACTGGATTCTGTCTTTTTCGGTGCGTGCCATGCGGCCTCACAGTATCACGAGTTGAGTCAGTATCGGCGGTGCTCGGGCTTTCCCGCGCCTTTCTGCGCGTCGCGGACCTTTCGCTGCACGAGCCAGTCGGGGAGGAACGGGGCCTGGGAGACGTGGACCGTGGCCACACACTGCAGCGCCAGGGCCAGGGCGATGACAGTGTCGCCGTGGTGGATGCCGTTGCGCGGGCAGAAGGGGTTGCCCCGGTCATCGACCTTGAAGGACCGCAGCTCCCCGATGGTGAAGCTGTCCAGCTGGCTGATGCGCCCGCGGATGATGGCGTCCTTGACGCCCTCGAGCATCTTCGGCTTGTTCGCGGCGTTGGTCGTCCAGTACTTGCCGTCTCCGTCGGTCCACTGGGGGATCCCGGTCTGTCGGAGTTCGGCGCAGAGGACGCCGCCCCAGGTGCCGTTGCTCTCGACGAGGACCTTGGCCCCGTTCCACTTCCGGCTCGCGTCGGCCACGACCTCGGCCCACTCGGTCGGGGTCTGGCTGTTGCTGCGGCGGACGTCGACGACCTGGTGGGTCGAGGCGCTGATGACGACGATGGCAGAGTTGTCCCCGCCCGTGCCCGCCCCGACGTCGACCCCGATGGCGTACTTGTCGCGCGGGTCGACCTTCGCCAGCACCCCGCCGGTGACCTCCATGCGCAGCGCGGTCAGGCCGACCAGCTGGTCTGCCGAGATCCAGGCCCCGTCCACCTGGGCGTAGGCCTCCTCGACGGTGCGCGGGTACTCCCGCTTGAACTTCGTCTCGCCGATCTTCCCGACCTGGACGGACATCCAGTACTGCTGGCCCGCGGTCAGGTCGCTGCCGGAGTCACACTCGAACTCCGGGGGCGGCTCGATCGTGTACTCCGCGTGCTCCGTCCACGGGAAGAACAGGAAGTTCCAGGCCACCAGGTCCGCTTCCCAGAGTTCGACC